ACCAGGGGGCGCTTGACCCCCTGGCGTTCGGCCTCGTTGATGGCCTTGATAGCGCTGGCCTGGTACGGCCGGAGATCCAACATCACGCACCTACCCACCAGTCGCACCGGTCAGCCACCCGCTTGTAGGTGTCCCGGATCTCGGCTGTTGTCTTGGTCACGATCTGTGATCCTTCCTCCTCGTTGTCTTCCCCTGTAACTATACAGGCATGACGGCGAGGTGTCAACCCGGAAGGGTGATCGAGTCCTCCACGAAGTGGCCGGCGGTCACCACGCCGTCCGGGCCGGTCTCGACCCCCTCCAGGTGACCGGTTCGGGAGCCTCGGCACTGCGAGCACGCCAGAACCGCCACCTGGCGCGCCACCACCTTGTCCTGGGCGCCAGCGATCGAGAAGGAGCCCAGGAGCTGAGCGGCCAGGCCGAGGGTCAACGACAGACCCCCGACCTGGCCGCAATCCGGGCACGGCTTGTTGATTGACAACGCCGCCTTGCGAATCACCATGGCGCGTCGCGAACGTCACGCCCGTCCGCTTCGGCGGTCCCAGTCACCGACCCCATCACTTCGCCCCGGTCTCAGCGCGCTTGGCCTTGGCCTGGCAAGCCGGACAGGTGTGGGTGGCCGAACCCAACAGGCCCCGGGTCTCCACCCACCCCAGGCCCTTGGCCTTGGCCTTCAAGTCCGACTTGAACAGGCTGGTCAACATGGTGAAACAGTCACCCTGGTCACACTTGATCTCCCACCGCTTGGTGAGCATGTTCGATCTTCCTCCTAGAGAAACGGATAGGGGGCCGGCCGGATTACCAGCCGGCCCCCTGTGGGAAAGGTGGGAGGGTCGGGTCCTGACGGGCTCGAAGGAACACACGCCAGGGCCTCCCACCGGGACTACTCGGGACGCTGGCCGTTACCGCGCCGGATGGCGACCCCGAAGTGCTTGTAGGGCCTACCCGCGAACCGACCCTTCTTGATCGGCTTCTCCCCAAAGTATTTGACCGCGATCCGGTCACCCACCTGGGGGTTCGCGTCCAGGAGTTCGCGCCGGAGCACGGCGCCGTAGCCGATCACCCGGAACCGGTCCCCACTCTTGGTCTCGATGGTCACGGTCGGGACCATCGGGTCCTCGCCCTCCTTGGCGAAGTCCGAGCGGGTCTCGCCCACCTTCACCACGATTCCGGCGATACCCTCTCCGGGCTCGGACGGGACCCACCCCTCCGCGTCGTCCTCCACCACCTCGTTCAGCAGGTCATCGAAGTCGTCCTCCGAGCCGGTAGCCGGCACGTCGAACATCTCGTCCATCTCGGTGGTCTTACCCTTGGTCGGCATATCGCCAACCTCCTATCTACCTAGTCGATCTACCTAATTGAGCGTCGCCAACAGACAGACGTTTCCGAATTGGTTCTCGGTAGTTCTTTGGTCTGTCTGTGTTGACGACTACAGTGTATCACCGATTATAGCCGATGGCAAGTCGGGTCTACTTCTTTGGGGTCTTGATGGTCAGCCGGCGGTGGGTGCTGCGCACGGTCACCTTCTCGGCCACCTCAGGGAAGTCCCGCTTCAAAGCTTCCACGTCGATCCGGCTGGTAGTCACGTCCGGGTAGCTGACCACCTTCTGGTCCCCCAGGTAGCCGGCGGCAGCATCCCCCACGTGCATCCGAAAGTAGTTGCGGATCTCGTTCAGGCGCTTGGTCGCCTCCTCCACCTCGGCCTTGGCCTTGGCGTAGTCCTCCAGCCAGTCGGCGGCATCATCGGGAAGCTCCACCGAGGGCTTGACCACCTTCGGGTGTTGCAGGCGCATCAACTCCTCGGTCTTGGGGTGCCGGAGATCATGCATCGGCGGTTCCTCACCCAGAACGTTCACGTTCCAGAACCGCTCAGCCTCATCGGCCATCTCGTTAAACCAGGCCGGGTCGTATTCGACCTCCACCACGAAGAAGTCCCGGGCCTGGCCCAGAACCAGGCACCCGAGCCAGCCACGCTCCAGGCCCAGGATGCCGAGTTGCCACTGAACCTGAGCCTGATAACTCATCGGGGCGGCCCCGTCCCCCTGGCCCCCTCGGGTGATCGAGCCCGATCGCCAGCCCTCATCATCCCCAGCGGTCTTGCACTCGATCACTCCCACGGCCTTCCAGGACCGGGGGCGAGTAGCGAACCGGTCCGGAGTCACCCGCAGGATGTCCCGGTCCCGGGCGGCCCACAGGCCTCCACCAAAGCGGGAAACCAGGCCCACCTCCTCAGCGGTCTTGGCGGCTACCACCTCCTCCAGGCGGTGGCCCCATTCCACGGCCGGCACGTCTGAGAGGTCCTTCCCACCGTTGATCTTGGCGTTCCAGACCGAGAACGGAGTCTCGTACTCGCTTACCCCGATCAGTGCGCCGATCTCCGAGCCACCGATGCCACCTTGACGGGCGGCCAGCCACGCGGCCGGGCCGGCGCACTCGGGCAGGATCACCCGAGCGCGCTCGGGGTGGGGGAGAGTGGGGAACCGGTGGGCCGGGTGGGGGCAGGCCCGCCGGTTCCCGCTTTGCTTCATGTAGAAGTCAGGCGAGTGCATGTTGGCACTCATGTTCGGATCATCCTTCCTTCTTGACCTTGCTCAGCGCGTCCCGCTGGACCTTCGGTAGCCCGAACACGGGGTCTCCGGTCAGGTCCCGGGCCATCACCCACAACCACCAGGCGTCGCACTGGTTGTCATCGGCGAACTCCCGCTCTGAGCGCCGGTACGCGGCCACGGCCATAGCGGTCTTGTCACAGTTGCCCCGGCCGGTGGCGTACTTCTTCAACGTTGCCGGCGGCACCGTGGCGTACGGGATGCCGGCGCTCAGCAACCCTTCCCGGACCGCCCCGTGAACCATCCCGGTGATCCCAGCGCTGTGCGCGTGGGTGGGGAGATCCTCGATCAGGACCAGCTCGCACCCGGAGATGCGAGCCAGGACCTGGGACCGGATGTCCACCAGCCGGCGGTCACCCTTTCCCAAGGGCTTGATCAGGTGGGTACACCCGCTCTGGTCATCGTCCCCCGTGTGAGCCACCCCGGTAGCGGTCATTGACAGGTCCAGGCCCGCCACCTTCAGCGCCATTACCTGCTCACCACCGTGAACACGGTGAAGACCACCAGCGCCAGAAGGCCCAGGATCACCATCCATCCCAACAGGGCCCGGATCACTCCTCGGGAGTTCAGCGTGGTCACCATCGCCATCCCGAGCACGGCCGTACATCCCAGGACCGCGAACAACTCCTCCAGCGTCATGACGTGGCCTCCCTGGCCTCGTCCTTGCGCGAGTCGATCTCCAGGCGCTCCTCCGGCTCGGCCACCTCGGTCTCCTCCCCCTCGGGGAAGATCCCGTCCGCGTGGAGCTGGCCCAGGACGTAGCCCTGGTCATGGATCTCCTCGATCAGGGCTCGGATGGCCTGGTGACCACCGTCACTGAGTCCATCGCCCAGCTTGAATCTGTCCAGGATGTCCAGGAACTCCTGGTGATAGCGCTCTACGTCCTTGGCCACCTGGGTACCGCTGGCCCGGGTCTTGGTGGTGGCCTCCTGTTGCTCGGCCATCCACTGGTCCAGCTCGGCCTCCCAGGCCACCAGCCGGCGGCCCAGCTTCCACAGACAGGGCATGGTGCCCGAGTGGTACCGGGACCGGATGGTCCCCTCCGGCATCTTGGTTCGCTGCATGATGTCCGGTAGGTACAGCAGCTCCCCCCGGTCCTTGCGCGTGATCGTCACTGGCCCGCCCCTCCTTCCAACAGTGCCCGGACCTCAGACTCCCGGAACCGGTGGTGGCCCCCGGGGGTCTTGATCGAGCCGATCCTTCCGGTCTTCGCCCACCTGGTGACGGTCTTCGCGTCCACGCGGAACAGCGCGGCCACCTCACCCGGTGTCAACAGCCGGTGTGCGATCTGTTCGGTCCCCATCGTTGCCTTCTCCTCCCTTCCTCCTGTCGCGTTCATTGCCGATGGTATCAGAGTGCTACTGAGACGCACAACGGCCCCCACCCGGTACAGGGGTGGGGGCCGGTCCGGCGCTACCGGTCTTCGTCGCTGGGCTCGAACTCTCTCGCCTCAGCTTTGAACGACTCCCGGCACTTCCCGCACACGATGTCCCCTTCCTCCAGGACCTTCCGGGAG